CCCAGACGCCCCAACAGCGCTCCAACGAAATCGGCCATCTGACGTAAGTTGTCCATCTACTGCAGCACTCTCACGAGCTCTTCCAGCTCCCGTCTCATCCGTCGAGTCATCATGGCGCCGATCGACAGGCCTAGTAGAGCTCCCGCCACGAAGGCGAATAGGATTTGCCATGTCATAGCCGCCCCAAAAGTTTAAGTGCCGTGTGATAGGCGCACGGTCCAGTGTTGTACCGGTCGGGTACGGTGCCAACGGTGCAGTGAATGCAGCCCGAGTCCTGTTCGGGGTAGCGTCCATCAGTGTTGTTACGCAGGTTCTCGTGCGCCAACACCATACGGTTGAGAGCGGTCTCTAGCTCGTGGATACGCAGTACGCCCAGACGCATGGCCTCGCCTGACTCGCTCAGCGTACGGCTCACGGCGCGCACAGTGTCTTCCATCAGAAGGTTCATGCTCATAACGTGTCCCCGTGTGGTAGCCGCGCAGTCGTCCGGTTCTCGCGCTCGATGTCCCACTGCACGCGGAGCCAGAAGTCGAAATCGGTATCGTCGTCCGGGCACAGCCCGAGAATGTTTCCCTGGTCGTGCCAGTACCGTGCGAGCAGATCAGCGTTGGCGTCGATCCACTGCCGCTGGCTCGCGATACAGGAGTTATCGAAGGCCGGGCGCTGGATCGGTGCGACCGTGATGAGTGGAAGTACGGCTCTCACGACGCCTTCTCCGTGAGCCACTCGTAGAAGTGCAGGGAGAGGATTCCCAGCGACGCCCCGGCCATCAGGCAGAAGCCAGCGACGTACAGAAGGTCGGTTGCGGTGAAGAACATCTTGGCTTTCCATCGGCTCTAGGCCGTCGTGCGATGAAGAGACAGTACAGCAAGCTAAACGAGCAGTCAAGCATGCTGTACCAGAAAAGCGCGACGATGGGCTTTACGGCATAAAGGCCGCAAAACTAAAAGCTAGGAATCAGGTCAAGTGAGGGCTTGTATGGGAGCGAGAGTGGAAACGTTCAGTGTCGAGAATGTGACCTGGATCAGATTCCCCCGCCGGCGCGACGGCGTAAAGCCCTATTGGCTGGGGCGGCGCCGGCTGGCGCCCGATCTTCCCCCCAGACAAGGTACTGCAGATCCGTATTCAAGACGTCCAAAACGCGCGCGAGCACCTCGAGCTTGAGATTTTTGGTACTACCGTCTTCCCATTGAGAGACGGCGCTCTTGGTAACTCCTACCTGCTTAGCGAACTCTGGCTGGGTGAGTCCCCTAGCCACGCGTAAACGTTTTAGTCGATCGCCCATCGTTTCCATAGGGACAGCATAGGAAACGGCTGGTACAGCATCCTTGACCTCGGGGTTTAACATGCTGTACTTTTGGCGCCATGCAGAAGGCTGCCGTAATCGCGCATTTCGATAATTCTCCAGTCAAGGTCGCACGCGCTCTAGGTATCACCCGGAGCGCGGTAAACCAGTGGCCGGAGCTCGTACCGTTGAGGCAGGCCCTCCGTCTTCAGGCCGTGACCAACGGGGATCTCCCCGTGGATCTGGCCGCTTACGAAGTGTCTGATCTCTCCGTGCGTAACGAAATCGGCGCGAATCAGCAGCTCCGAGCCTAAGTTTTTGTTGTTCGTCAGCCTGCCTTGCGCAGGTTTTTTTGGGGCCGTTGGTTCAACTTAACTTCAGAACAACATGATCTAAGGCTTTACGGAATGTCCCGCGATTCGACAATAGCCATACAGTTTCTTCACTTAATGGGTCGAGCGTCCTCATTTTTCGCTGTTCTTATGCAGCGTTCAGGACGGTCACCGTACACCCCTAGGTCCAACGTCGCAACGCAACGACAGGGGTGTCATAGGGGAAATTCGCTACGCTGTGTAGCGTTTCACAGTTTCACGCACGCGCTGCAATTCTCCAGATTTCTTGTGAGATATCCGAGCGCGAACGACAGTAAGCGTATTGAGAAGTTAGGCGTTCTAAGTTTATTGCTTATTAGCAATCAGCGTACAGACCGAAACTCCAATAGCTGTCAACACCATAATAACTATGAGAATAAATCCCCGGCGTACGGGTGTGCTGATGTACTGAGATTCAACGCGCCACGCAGCCAGCCTTCGTGGAAGCTGCTCTCTCAGCCACTCGAACAGTTTCCATGCCAGCCATACTGTAATGGCGATTCCTGCGAGCTGACCCATAAGCCGCAGCAGATCCGCGATAGTCAGCTGTGCAAATGGCTTGTTGATTTCTTCCATACATCCGCTCAACAGCAGCGTAACCGCAGCGAAAATAGCGATTTTCATCGTATCGATCCTCCCAAGACTCGGGGCAGCTTAACCGCCGCCCCTTTTTTTGGGCGAGGGATACGTCACAGCATGCAGTCCCCCAGCGAGGGTGTACGGCATGTAGGAAGTCTGTTCGGTGCGCTGCCGTACATAGTTGGTTTTTTTTGGCTGCGCTCTGTAGAGCAAGCCGAACCCCTCATCCCAGCAAACGCGGTGCCTTGTTGCGCTGCGGCTGGAGGCTAAATCGATGAAGTACATCGACGAGCACCTGTCACCCACAAACCTTCAGCTCCTTAACGCCTGGATCGATAGGCGGGAGAGTGGGCAGAAGTATGTCGACGTGCGCCGTGCTGTTGATCGCGAGTGGTGGGAAAGGCAGCAGGCGATGCGTCGGCATATTAAGAAGCCGTCCCCGCTGGAGCCTTACCAAAGCGCGTATCAGAACCAGCTACTGAGCCAGGCCGCTATACAGCAGCAGGCCAACATAAATTCATTGGCCTCATTGTTCCAGGGTCAAAGGTGACGAATGCGTAGTCCCGTGAAGTACTCGAAGTGGCACCAGCCTGACGAGCCGGATCACGACACGCCCAATCCGCTGATCGTGATCGGATCGCTGATAGCGCTTCTCGGGGTCGTGTTCGGCGTGTTGGCCTTAGTCAGCGGGAATCCTCTGCCTTGAGAGCGCGGGGTCTCAAGCCAGGATTCTTCCACAACGAGGACCTCATCGAGCTGCCCTTCGAGTACCGGCTCTTGTTCGCTGGTCTATGGTGCTTGGCCGACAGGGAAGGGCGGCTAGAGGACCGTCCGAAGAAGATCAAGCTGAACGTGTTCCCCGGCGATAACGTCGATGTCGACGCTGGACTGCAGGCTCTACACGATCGCGGGTTCATCCAGAGGTATAGCCATGGAACGGTCCGGTACATTCAGATACTCGCCTGGAAGAAGCACCAGCACCCTCACATAAAGGAAGGTGCTAGCACCATACCAGCACCATGCGAGCACGGTGCAAGCACGGTGCAAGCACCAGACGAGCCACAACCTAGGCAAGGGCGAGCCCGTCTGACTCCCTCTTCTCTGACTCCTGACTCCGGACTCCTGACTCCTGACTCCAGAGAAGAAAAGAAAGAAGAGGGTTCTTCGAACCCTGTCGAGCAAAAGCTCGACACCGGGCCGGTGGAGAGGGTCTTTGAGCACTGGCGATCGGAGTTCGGACACCGAAAGGCTGTCCTAGATCCCAAACGTCGGCGCGTGATTCAGGCGGCGCTCAAGCTGCACGACGAGGAAACGCTGCGCCAGTCGATCTCCGGATACCGTAACTCGCCGCACCACATGGGCGAGAACGACCAGCGCACGGTTTACGACGACATCTCGCTATTCCTGCGCGACGCGACTCGCATCGAGAACGGATTGAGGTTCGCTCGCGGACCTCCTGCGCCCGCTCTGTCTGCGGTGGCGCAAGCGCGTCAGAAACTACGGCAATCGGTGAACGGCAATGGGCGAGTGGTCAGCGAACAATCAGGATCGAGCGAAGGCAGTTTGGGACAGACTGCTGGGCTACTTCGGTGACGGACTTCTGCGGAAGTTCGATTCCGAACCTCCCGAGGAATGGGTCGAGGCTATCGCCGAGCTCAACGATTTTCAGATCCGGCGCGGCTTCAAGCGCTTGCGCTACGGATGGAAGGGCGGGGTACCGAATCTCCCTGACTTCGTGCGTTTCTGCATCGCAATCGGGGATAGCGCGCCTGACGAGGGACCTTCGGAGCATGTCCCAGTGCCGGCGATAGAAGGACCGCAGTTCGACGGCTGGGATGTTTCGGGAAATATGCGATTCTGGAAGTACATTTCGCATCGACTCATGGACTTTCACCGTCCATGGGGCGCGCCTGGCTCAACTCAACATGCCGAAGCGACAAGGATTGCTGTTGCATACAAAAACGCCTGGGCGCAGGACATGAGGGAGTCTCAAACGGTAGACACCTCTACCGGTGAAATCGTTAGGCTGTCCGAGGATGAACAGGCCCGGCAGTTTGCCGACTGTATGAAGCGGGCCGAAGACGACATCGTCGTGTTACTGCGGGGTAAAGCGGCATGAAATGGGACAAACCTAACGGCGCTGTCCAGCACACCACTGACAAGCGATATTGCGTCGTGCAGGCCACGGAAGAGAATTGGATCGGTTACGAGCTGACGCCTTTTGGTACCAGTCGTGATCTAGGCGTTGAACCCACTGATGAGAAGGCGCGGGCGCTGTGTGAGCAACACGAGAACATGTTGGCCGGACATTCGAGGAAGAGCGCGTGAGAGCCGTAGGCCACCATCACGTGCGCTTTACGCCTGCCATGTGGCGTAGATGGCTCAAGCGACTGAATGCCGCCCCGAATATGCACCTACGCGAAGGGATTCAAGAGTTTCGTTCGTTACTGGCCCAGCACGATATGCGACGAAGGAAGCGCGGATGATCCTCGAAATCCCTCGCGTACCATCGAGCCCAAACTACTTGCGCGGTAAGCACTGGCGTGTGAGATGGCGCGAATCGAAGTTGTGGAACGAGGAAGTAGGCATTGCCATCCTGCAGACCCGCGACAAGCCTAGCGCTCCCTACCAGCGCGCCCAGGTAACTATACATCGCCGCTCACGTGGCAAACTCGATAAAGATAACCTATATGGATCGGTTAAGCCGGTGGTGGATGCGCTCAGACATGCAGCCATTATCGTGAATGACACCGAAGATCATATACAGCTGGACGTAACGCAAAGCCGCGGCGCCCCTTTGACCCGTATCGAAATTCAACCCGTGTGAAGGAGATGATGATGTCTACGCCGAATCCGATTCCGACCAAGTTTGTATGGGTCGACCCGACCACCAATGTCGACGGGTCTCCGATCGCTGCTGATGAGGTAACCGCCTACGAGATCGGAGTGCGCGATACCACGGCCGCGGGATCCGTCGCCGGAACCTATCCGTTTGGTATCAAGGCGCCGCCGTCCGCAACCTTCGAGCCGTTCACGGCCTTACAGCCAGCTCTGCCGACCGGCGTACCGCTTGCTGCGGCTATCCGGACCGACACGGGATCCGTGGATAGCAACAACAATCCCATCAACTCGGCCTGGAGTACGGAAGTCACCTTCACGTTGCCCGTGCCGCCGCCGGTGCCGACTCCGCCCACGGGTTTTGGTGTCGCCTGACCTGCAGACTCCCAGCATGGCTCAGGCGAAACTGCCAATTCTGTCATCGTTGCGGCTGCTAGGAGAGCGGCCGCTGTGACCCTTTGCACCGGATCAGGCTCGCTCCTGACTCACCAGTACTGCTACCTCCAGCCCAACGCGATCGGTGAGCACGGCTGGCTTCCCGTAGCCTGGTTCGGCCTATCGAGCTATCCCGGCCGGGTGTGGGGATGTCACGTACTGCTTGAGTGCGGCGCCATCTACCGCAATGTGCCACTCCATCAGCTCGCGAGCCGTCCGACCGACCAAGGATGGGAACCCCAGCACGCACAGACGTGGGACTGCTACGGCCGCGAGTTCTCTGTCCTCGAGTACACCTTCCTGGCGGGAAGAAAGGTGACGACTCGGCTTCGTGATGGATCTGAGCAGGCCGGCCAGTATATCTGCACCATTGTCCCGATCGGCGACCCGTGGTCAGCGCACCCTGACCAGGGCAAGGAGTTCACGCTGATCGCGTTGGATAACGGCCGGTACACCGCACAGCCGACCGACCGAACGCTGTTCGAGGACAAGAGCTTCACACGAAAGATCGAATGGCCCAAATGGCTCAAGCGTCAGACACAAACCTGGAGCTGCGAATCGTGAGCACCCGTACTCACGCTTACCACTACCGTCTCACCGAAGCCGCGGAGGACGACATCCTCGCCAAGAAAGAGGCGCGCAAAATGCTCACTGATAAGGCGCTGTGTACAGCCCATAATGTGTCGCGCTCTACCTTACGCCAGGCGCTCCAGCGGGCACGCGCACGTCGTAGCGCAAAAACTCCAGAGCAAAATGACTAATGGGTCGTCCCTCCAGCTATACAAGCGAAGTCGCTCTCGCCATCTGCACTCGACTCGTGGACGGAGAGTCGCTGCGCGCTATTTGCCTCAGCGAGGATATGCCGGACCGTGGGACTGTCTTCCGATGGCTCGAGACCTATGAGGAATTTCGCAGCCAATACGCGCGCGCGAGGGAAGCGCAAGCGGACACTTTGGCGGATGAAATTACCCACATTGCTGATACTCCACAGATCGGAGTCGTTCGTAAGATTACGGATGACGGCGTCGAGGTCACAGAGGAGGATATGCTGGGACATCGGCGCCTGCAGATTGACGCTCGTAAGTGGATTGCCGCGAAACTCAAGCCGAAGAAGTACGGCGAGAAATTGGCTATCGGTGGCGGCGACGATCCAATCAAAGTAAATAGCCATGTCACTCACGCAAGTGCGGCAGCACTACAGCGAGTTGGCGAGCTGCTTACTCGAGCTACCACCATCGGATCGCCTGGAGAAGACTCGGCACCTCATCCGAACGGATCTGTACTACCTACTACGGTACGTTCTGATGCGAACGGACATGGAACACCCGTGGCTCCTAGCCAGGATCAGGGAAGTTCAGAATGAGCCGGATGGCTATCTCGATCTATGGGGCCGCGACCACCGCAAGTCGACCGTCATTACGTTCGGTAAGACACTCCAAGACATTCTCGCCTCGCACGGAGACGATCCACTACCAGCATGGGGCGGACGCGAGCCGACGTTCGGGATCTTCAGCCATACGCGCCCGATCGCGAAGTCGTTTCTCCGTCAGATCAAGCACGAGCTTGAATCGAACGACGACCTCAAGATGCTCTTCCCCGATGTTCTCTGGGCCAATGCAGAGCGCGAGGCGCCGACCTGGAGTCAGGACGATGGGTTGGTCGTCCGGCGGAAGACTAACCCCAAGGAAGCGACCGTGGAGGCTTGGGGCGTTGTCGACGGTCAGCCGACCGCAAAACACTTCGACGTGCTCGTCGATGACGACATCGTCACCTTGGGTAGCATTGGCTCGCCCGAGATGATCGCAAAGACAACTGAGGCATGGTCGTTACATCTCAACCTCGGAACTACCGACACCCGATTACGCGTCATCGGTACGCGCTATCACCATGCCGATACGTACCGGACCATGCTCGAACGCGGCGCGGTCAAGCCCCGTATTCGCCCTGCAACCCACGATGGCACGCTCACTGGGACGCCTGTTTTCCTTACACCGGAGCAGTTCCAGAAGAAGGCGCGGGACATGGGGCCGTACGTGGCTAGCGCGCAGTTACTCCAGAATCCCACGGTCGATAGCAAGCAGTCGTTCTCGCGTGACTGGTTGCGCTACTACGACGATGTGAAGAACTGGCGCTCGATGAACCGGGCGCTTCTGTGCGATCCGGCCAACTCGAAGAAGAAGACATCCGACTACACGACTATGGTCGTCATCGGATTAGGGCCGGACGAGAACTACTATCTGCTCGATTTCGTACGCGATCGCCTGAGTTTGAAAGAGCGCGCGCGTAAGTTCATAGACCTCCACCAGAAATGGGACAAGCCTCTAAAAGTGGGGTACGAGAAGTACGGTAAGGATGCCGATATCGATCATATCCGCAGCGTGCAGGCCGATGAGAACTACCGCTTCGATATCGAGGAGATCGGCGGCTCACTCTCGAAGATCGACCGGATTAACAGGCTCATGCCTATCTTCGCAGCCGGCCGGTTCTATATGCCGTATCGGTTGGATTACACACAGTACGACGGAAAGACGCTCGACCTGATTCATACGCTGATCGAGGAAGAGTTCACGGCATGGCCGGTTCCGGTTCACGATGACGGTCTCGATGTCATTGCACGGATCTTCGATGTAAACGTTCCTTGGCCGAAGTTACCTTTACAGGGTCCACGCGATCGATATGCGCAGACGCGCCGAGGGCGTGGAACCTGGATGAGCAGATAGGAGGGCGAATGCAACGTCGAGGCTTTCTGAAGTTCCTTGGAATGGCGCCAGCTGCTCCTTTAGCAGCAAAGGCGATCGCTAACGCCGTGAGTGATCCAACGCCTGAATCCCAGCAGCCTGTGTACTACGGACCACCGGAACCGATGTACCAATACGCGTCTATGGGGTTTTGTTTCAGTGCGGTTGACCTTCCGGTAATGAAGCTTAATCAACGGTGACTGACCCACACCGGATAGCGCTTGCGGGCGGCGGCGCGATCCTGGAGCCCTAAATGGCTTACGACACGCCCGCAGACTCTTTCGCGCCCGATTCATCCCAGATGCAGCAGTCTGTGGTGGTGCCTGCGCCGACGCATCCGGTCATTCCGGCTCTCGACGCTACGAACGTGATGAACGACTTCCAACGCCGGTCGGCCTCGGGCATTACGCACTCAAAGGACTGGCGCGACGAGACGAAGGATCTGTACGACTTCGTAGCGGGCCGTCAGTGGGATACCGACGACGAAGCCCGTATGCGCGAGGCCAATCGGCCCATGATCACCTTCAACATGATGTCGAAGTTCATTGACGTGGTGACGGGCCTACAGATCAACAACCGCCAGCAGATCAAGTGCTATCCGCGGCAGCCTGGGGCCGCTGCTGTGAATGAAGTCGCAACGGGTGCTCTCGAGTGGTGCCGCGACCAGTGCTCGGCGGAGTACGAAGAGACGGATGCGGGGCAGGACTGCCTACTTAGCGGTATGGGCTGGATCGAGGACTTCTACGACGACCAGACCGACCCGGGCGGCGCGATCGCACAGGAGCGACGCGATCCACTCGAGATGATCTGGGATCCGATGGCGCGTAAAAAGAACCTCACGGATCGCCGCTGGCAGATCCGACTGAAGCGCGTCACGTTCGATGAGTACATGGAGCTATTCGACTCAGAGCCCACCGGCTCCGTATCGGTCATTGGTATAGCGCCAGAGGATCTGGACTCCGGTCTCCAGACGATCACCAAGCCTCAGGACTACGACGGTCAGGATGTGCCGAGTGAGGCCCGCGGTAAGTACCTGATCGCCGATTATCAGTTCGTCTCGCTCCATCCGATCGTAACGGTCACCGCGCAGTTCCCCGGAGCTCCACCCGCACAGCAGCAGTTCTCGGCGGATGAATGGAAGCAGACCCAGCCCCAGTTGCAGGCCGCGAATATCCCGCATCGGGCCGAGACGCAGAAAGTCCGCAAGTTCTACCGCTGCTGGATCACTTCCGAAGGGATCATGGGCGGGATTAAGTCGATTCCATCATTCACTTTTCACGCGATCACCGGTAAGCGCGATCGAAATAAAAATCTATGGTACGGCCTCGGCCGGAACCTCAAGGATCCGCAACGCTGGGTGAACGCGTTCTTTTCTTCGATCATCTGGCAGCTCATGGTGAACCCGAAGGGCGGCGTGATGGTGGAGGACGACGCCGTCGAGGACCAGGCGCAATTTGAGGACTCGTGGGCGGATCCGTCGAAGCCTACGTTCGTACGGTCAGGAGCGCTAGTCGCTGGAAAGATCGAGCCAAAACCGGCTAGTAGCTATCCCGAAGGCATGGACCGCCTAATGAACTTCTCGCTCGAAGCGCTACCTGGCGTGTCAGGTATCAATGCGGAACTCCTCGGACTCACCGACCGGCAGCAGCCTGGCATCGTTGAGGCGCAGCGCAAGCAGGGCGCGTTGGCCATTGTCGCGTGGTATTTCGACGCGATGCGCCGTTACTACCAGGAATCAGGGCGTGTGATGCTCGGCATGATCCGTGACTTCATGGCGGATGGCCGTTTGATCCGCATCGTTGGTCCCAACGGCGCTCAATACATCCCGTTGATACGCGATAAGCTCACGATGACCTTCGACATCATCGTCGATGAGGCGCCCACCAGCGTGAATATGCAGGAGCGCACATGGGCCGTGCTCCGAGATGTCATTCCGATGGCGTTACAGGCCGGTATCCAGATCCCAAAGGAGGTTCTGGACTACGCGCCATTGCCCGATGACCTCCAGCAGAAGTGGAAGCAGTCTATTCAGCCCTCACCACAGGCGCAGGCAGCGGCCGCGCAAGCTCAGTCCATTGCACAGAAGGGCGCTCTCGCCAAGATTGCGAAGGACGAAGCCGCCGCGAACGCATCCAACGCGACGGCGCAATTGAATACGGTCAAGGCACAAACAGGAATTTGGGAAGCGCCAGCCAACGCGGCGCTCACACACGTCGAAACCATACGAAAGGCGGCAGAGGCCGGGGCATTAGCAGCGGGCGGAGGTTAATTCATGAGCGCAGTACTTGAATCAGTCGATAGCGGGGAGGATCTCGGTGGATCACCTAACGCCACTCCAGCGGGTGGAGCTGACACAGCACGTCAACCGGATCAAGGCACACTTCCGGACACAGCTGGAGGAAGCACTCAAGCAGCAGGAGGCGCGGATACGGGAATTACTTCAGGCGGGGCAGGAGGTGACGCTCAACCTACGGCTGGAAGTAGTGCAGATGGCAAAGACAAGCTAGTTCCTCTCTCGGCGCTTCACGAGGCTCGAAGCGAACTTAGAGCTCTCCGGACCAAGATCGCCGAACTAGAGGCGAAACCGTCGCTCACTCCGCAGCAACAGGCACAGCTCGACAAGCTGAATGCACAAGAGACGGCGGTAACCCAAAAGGATCCGGACTTCCTGGAGGATCCGAAGGGATACGTTGACTCCGCTCTGAAGAAGACTCAGGACGCGGTCAAAAAGCTCGATGAGGCCACTCAGAAGCAGGCCCAACAGCAGGAGCAGCAACAGCAACTCAACCAGATCCTTAGCGGCGTACAGCAGCACGAAGCGGCGTTTATGAAGGCGACGCCTGATTACACGGCCGCTGTCGATCATATCCGTGCGGTTCGTAGCTCGCAGTTACAGATGCTGTATCCGCAGGCGACTCCCGAACAGATTTCGCGCCATATCACGACGGAAGAGGTCGCCGCCGCAGCCCAGATCCTTCGATCCGGGGGAAATCCGGCCGAGTACGCGTACAACTACGCCAAGACGATGGGATACACGCCCAAGCAGGCCACGCCTTCAAACCAAGCCGCCAATGGAGCGACGCCACCGGATAAGGACGCGGTTCGCACACTCGGTAATGGGGGAGGGGCGGATAACGCCGAGGAACCAGCCGATGACGAACTTGGATCGGCGATGAAGTCGGCACTCGCGGAGCGGTTCGGGGTGAGAAAGCGTAGGTAGGCCACTTCTCTAACTCACGCGCAAAATGCCTGTTGTATCAGCAGGGAAGCTGAGCAACACTCCCGGCATTCGCGCGAGCTGTGCGTCATAGGCTCAAGGGCGCCGCCTGCCTTCAAAGGGCGTACTGGCCACGGTGATCCGCGGCAACAAGGTCTGACTTCGGTCAGGGTTCGTTGTACGCAGGAGACCGCCACTCGTGGCAACTACCGACTATCCAGTCAATTCGCCGTTAGCCGTCAAACGATGGTCTAACGAACTCATGAAGGAAGCGCTGAAGCAGACCTTCGCGCTCCAGTTCATGGGCACTGATGCCAATTCGCTCATCCAGATCAAGACGGAGCTCTCCAAGGGTCCCGGCGACAAGGTCACCTTCGGCTTGCGGCAGCAGCTGTCGGGTGGCGGCGTTTCAGGCGATGGCACGCTCGAGGGTAACGAAGAAGCCCTCATCACTTACTCGCAGTCGGTCACCATCGACCAGCTGCGCCACGCAGTCCGCTCAAGCGGCAAGATGAGCGAGCAGCGCGTCCCGTTCACGGTGCGCGACGAAGCCCGCGACGGTCTCGCCGACTGGTGGGCCGACCGTATCGATCGCTGGTTCTTCAACCAGATCACGGGAAATACGGGACAGGCCGACACGAAGTACACGGGTATGCAGACCGTGACTTCGCCGGATTCTGGACATCAGGTCTTCCCGGGATCCGAAGCTGCGGAAGCCTCGCTGTCTGCCACTACGGCCAATCGGTTCAGCCTGGCTCTTATCGATAAGGCGGTAGAGAGGGGCAAGCTCGCCGTCAACCGGCTCCGACCGGTGAGGATCGGTGGCAAGGATTACCTGGTTGCCTTCTTGCATCCCTACCAGGTTACTAGCCTGCGTCAGGGGACTGGTAGCACCCAGTGGTCCGACATCCAGAAAGCAGCGATACAGGGTGGCGAGATCACCGATAACCCCATCTTCACCGGCGCGCTCGGCGTCTATAACAATGTGATCATGCACGAGAGCACTCGTGTACCGCTCGTTGTGGGTGCCACAGCAGGTACGGCTGACGTCGCACGAGCAGTAGTCTGCGGCGCTCAGGCGGCATGTCTCGCCTTCGGCCGCGGCTATGGAAAGAACACCTTCTCGTGGAAAGAGGAACTCTTCGACTACGAGAACCAGCTCGGCGTAGCAGCCGGTTGTATCGGTGGTCTGGTCAAGACGCGTTTCAACGGTTCGGACTTCGCGGTAGTCACGATGTCCTCCTACGAAGTGGCGAGCTAAGGAGAACACCATGGCAACTGTTGACCTCGACGCCTACACAAAGAACCAGGCAGAAGCGGTTCAGGTCGGCGATAACGTCGCGATCTGCCGGATCTCTCTGTCGGTCACCTTGTCCGTGGGAGATGTGCACCGTATCGGCAAAATCCCCCATGGAGCGATCCCGCTGGATGCCGTGTTCTATGCTGGTTCAGCACTGGCGGCCAACGCCAGCATCCTGAAGCTCGGCACCTCGGCATCCAACGATCTGTTCTTCGCCAGCGCGACGTACTCCTTTGCGGGTTCTACGTATCGCACGACACGTCCTCTGGGCACGGCTCAGCAGATTTCCCTGTCGGACGACAAGATGCCGCGTTTCGAAGCACTTACGCTGGTGGGTACGGCTGGCCTGTCGGTGGGATTCGTCGGCGACCTGATCGTGTACTACAAGATGCCGGGGCAGACTCTCTAACTTCTCAACTGACCTCTGGGCGGAGGGGCACATGCAAGAACTCGGTCTACCTGCAGTTATTGAACGGATCTCGGAAGCCATTCGCGAGGAGAATTTCGACCTCGCGGATGGCCTTCTGTGGCCGGCACTCGATCAAAAGCCCGATGTAGGACCGCTCTGGTTCTACGCGGGAATTCTCCAGTCAATGCAAGGCCGTCAGGCCGTTGCCGTCGAGTGTTTCAAGAAGAGCCAGCAGTTGGAGCCTCACCCGGCGAACTGGTCAAATCTAGGCGGCGTGTTGCGCACGATGGGGCGCGTGCAGGAGTCCCGCTCAGTGCTCCTACGTGGGCTAGATCAGGTCGGCGATGATCCCGATATTCTCGGCAATCTCGCGGGATCCTACGTAAACGAGGGGAACCCTCAGACCGGTATCGAGTATGGAGAGCGTGCGTTAGCGATCAAACCCAATCACGGCGGCGTGATGTTCAATCTCGCGCTTCTGCACCTCGAGTCAGGTAACTACGCCCGAGGGTTCGACCTATACGCCGATGGCGCGCACAAGCATCGCCTCGAGAAGCATTACGAGCCGGATCCGCCGCTACTGACGCCGGAACTTCATGAGAAGTTCAAAGGCCAGGGAAAGCGCCTGATCGTCTATGGTGAGCAGGGTATCGGCGACGAGATGATGTTCTCGACCATACTCCGTGATGCGAAGAAGGACTACGAAATCATCTTCGACTGCCATGCGCGGCTAGAGTCTCTGTACCGCCATGCCTCGTGGATGAAGGCGCCAGGATTTCCGATCACTCTGCACGCGACACGCAAGACCCAGGCTGACAAGTTGGAATGGTCGTCGGATGCCGCGGCGAAGATGCCGATAGGTAACCTCGGGCGCTTCTATCGTCGCTCAGCGGAAAGTTTCACGTGGAACGGGCCGGTATACTCAGCTAACCCCAAAGAGGCGCGCGAAATGCGCGCACATCTGGAGAAGATCGCCGCGGGCCGGAAGATTGTTGGGTTGGCTCTGCGTGGCGGCACGATGTCGACCGCGCGCACGTATCGCATGTTACCGCCACAGGCGATCGCCGAAGTGTTGAGCGATCCGCGTTACCTATTCGTGTCGCTCGACTATGAGGATGTGACGAAGTTCGGCGAGTACATGACGCAAACGTACGGACCGAACCGCTTCCTCTGGTATCCGTCCGTATCGTGGGCCTGGGACTACGCACATACGGCGGCTCTTATCCGCGCGACTGACGCTGTCGTGACCGTCTGCCAAAGCGTGGCGCATCTGTCCGCCGCGATGGGCCATCCAACCTATGTCATGACGCCTTCCAAACCTGCGTGGCGCTATGGACTCCGTGGTGAGTCCTGGATGTGGTACGCACACCCGAATGCGCGCCTGCTGCGGCAAGTAAACGAGGACTGGGGACCGCCCTCTCTAGCACTCGCGAACGCACTGCGGGCGCGTTTCTTTGCAGAGGAGGCTGCCTAATGGGCCACGCCTACCAATCCCCCCTGCGCCGCTGGGAAGTGCTCGCCGGCCTTGCTCAACAAATGAGCGCTAAGACATTCGTGGAAGTCGGATGTAAGGAAGGAAGGACGACGGGATTCATGCTCGCGAACCTGCCCGAGTTGTACGCGATTGCCATTGACCCATGGGAACCAATCCCCAACGCAGCCGAGGATTACAAAGATTGGGATTTTGAGGCAATCAAGCGCACTTTCGACGAGAACCTAGGAGAGAACGAAGTACGCTGCACTTTCTTTCGCATGACCTCACTTGAGGTTGCGGCCGACTATGCGCGCAATAATCCTCCGGTTCAATCCGATATCGTCTTCATCGACGCTGGCCATGACTACGAGAGCTGTCTCGCGGATATTAAGGCATGGTGGCCACTCGTTCGCGAGGGCGGCTATCTCTGTGGCCACGACTACCAGCACAAGTTCCCGGGCGTCATGCGCGCCGTTGCCGAGTCGTTCCCGCTTCTACGCGTCGCTGTCTGTCCTGACTCGGTGTGGGTCGTCCAGAAAGAATCCGATATGCAGCTAAAGGTGGCCGCATGACCGCGTACGTCTACTGGCTCCGCGGTGAGCAGTTCGTCGACCTCGCGCGGCTCTCGATCGCTAGCGTGCGCAAAGTGGATCCTGCCGCAAAGGTATTCGTGTGGACGGACGAGCCCAGCACGACGCCGCGTATCTCCGGCGTGACGTGGCAGACGCTCGAGCCGGGACGGCCTGCGATGGTGGCGAACCTCGATGCGCAGATCGCAGCGCTCAACTATCTACAGCGCGGCGATCAGGTGCTATTCCTGGACGCCGACGTGCTCATGCGTCAGAGGTTTCCGTGGTCGCTCGTGCCTGACCTCTATGTGACGTGGCGCGACCGTGTGAACGGCGACGTCGAGGCAGCGAAGTTGCAGCCATACAACTACGGCGTCGTGGGATGCCACGTCCGACCGCAGACGATTGAGGCGTTTTACTGGCTACGCGCCCGTATTATGGCCATGAACGCGAGAAATCAGGCGTGGTACGGAAATCAGTTGGCGCTTGCCGAGCTCGTCGGTAAGGCTCCCAAGGAAGGTCAGACGGACAAGGATATCCGTATACGCTGGTCACTCAATGACCGTGGAACGTTCATGACGGTGCGTCAGCTTCCATGCGAGACGTTCAACTATTCGCCTGACTCAGCGGATGAGGACGTGAGCGGGAAGGCCATTCTACATATGAAGGGCGATCGTAAGGACCTGATGCAGCACTTCGCGGAGGCAGCGTGAGTCTCAAGGTCTATATCGGCTATGACGCGCGAGAGAAAGAGGCCTATGACGTAGCGGTGAGTAGCCTCGTACGGCGCTCGTCGGCGCCAGTCACGGTGACGCCGCTCGATATCCGTAGGCTCGAGGCGTTCGGCCTGCTACGCCGTCCCACTGACCTCAGAGGCCAGCGCTACGATCTGCCGAGCAATGCTCCGGCTTCGACGGAATTCGCGATCTCGCGCTTTCTGGTCCCGATGCTGTCTCAGACCGGCTGGGCACTCTTCGTCGATTGCGATGTTATCTTCCTCGACGACGTAGCAGAGCTTTTCTCACAGGCCGATCCGCAGTACGCAGTGATGTGCGTCAAGCATGGCGCGCAGATCGGCTCGGCGCACAAGATGGACGGCCAGGCGCAGACCGCATACCCACGCAAGAACTGGTCGAGCGTGGTGCTCTGGAACTGTGATCACCCGGCCAACCGTCGTTTGTCACTCTCGGACGTGCAGGAGCGTCGCGGGTTTGATCTACACCAGTTCTACTGGCTCGCGGACAGCGAAATCGGCGCGCTGCCTGCGGAATGGAACTGGCTCGTGAATGTCGAGATGAAGCCGACTAACCCGAAGATCGCGCATTTCACCCTGGGCGGACCGTTTACGGTTGGGTGGCAAGGCGCTGACCACGATGCACTTTGGTATCAGGAGCAATCATGGCTCAAAAACCGCCCCTCGGTTCTGGCGCCCGTTTCAAGAGTCTCGAGCACGAGCTCGCGCGACGTGGCGGCGTAAGAAATCCCGCCGCAGTTGCCGCCGCCATCGGTCGCGCCAAGTATGGCGAAAAACGCATGGCCAAAATGTCCGCCCGTGGGCGTAGGGGCTCGTAATGCCATGGAATCCATCGGATGTCGTCCGCCATAACAAGCGAGCGGCAAAGAGTCCGAAGCGAGAGCGTCAATGGACTGATGTCGCTAACGCCGTTCTAGCCAAGACCGGTAACGAAGGTCAGGCGATCCGCGAGGCCAACGGTGCCGTAGATCGCTCTATGACGCCTACCGGCCGGCGCCGTAACCCGAGGCGATCGTGACGACGCTTGGCGGTGCGATCGCGGATATACGAGGCGACCTGAACCGCGACTCGACCTTCGACACGCGGATCCAGCAGGCACTCATCAACGCGATCAAGTTCTATCGCGCGCGCCGGTATGGCTTCAATACGCGCCGCGAAACGCTCCTGATAACACGTGAGTTCACCTCGCTGACTTCAGTGTTTGTCGGTCTGGACTACGCCAAGCTCGAAGTCGGCGCGCGCCTGAAGCCACTGGTGAAGCGCACCTATACGTGGATCGATGACCGACTACACGACGCGAGCCTCTCGGCTGAGCCTCTGTACTACGCCGTCCAGAACCGCCAGCTCCGCGTTAATCCGCCACCGGACCAGAGCTATAGCGTCCAGCTGTCGTACCTCTACGACCTGGCCGATATCTCGCTCTCGACCTCGGACACTACGACAAGCAATGCCTGGTTCGATGAGGGATACGAGCTGATCCGTACACACGCGACGATCGAAATGCTCGAGATGTATATCGACGGACCTGAGGCCACAGCCAAAGCCGATCGGCTAAGGCTTCGCGAACAGGAAGCCGAACGGGAATTGAAGCGACGCGCCAACCTCGAGCAGTCAGGCGGCAATATCAAGGGGTCGATGTGATGAAGCAGATCATTCGCCGCGTTGCGGCTCTTGTCATTGGCTTAGGTCTTGGCGCGGTTGCGCTAGCGGGTCTCGAGACCGTTACGCACATCTCCGATCTGAATGCCTCATGGCCCCTTGGATCAGACCTGGCGTCAACCTCGGATGATCACATCCGGAATATCAAGTCGGCTCTTAAGACCGACTTCCCGAATATCAACGCGGCCGTCAATGCGACACCAACTCAGCTTAACCAGCTCACATCGAACACGTTCACCTCGGCCGTCACCGGAAACTCGTTCATACCGACGTCTTCCACGATACCGACTAACGGTATCTATTTGCCGGCTGCCAATACGCTCGGATTCGCCAGTAATAGCACAAAGTGGGGATCCGTCAATTCAGCGGGTAACTGGGTGCTCGTTGCACCTACCAGTGGATCGCCTTTTACGGTTGATGAAGGCGCCTCGGGTACCGCGTCTGTCTTCAAGTCATCAGCGTCAAACTCAGCTCTGATAGAGATTGCCGGTAACGGGGGAACTCCCGGCACCGCATCGTTAGCTGTCGGACAGGATGCCGCAGGCGCAGCTCTGGTCACTCAGCGCGCGAATTCGACCCTTGGGTTAGGCACAAACGGCAACACGCGTATATCTATTGCAGGCGCCGGAAATGTAACGGTCAACGCTCCCACTAGCGGTAGCACGATGACTGTTGCGCAGGGGACATTGGGCGCAGGTGGAATTGGCGGCGTTCTCGTCACAGCTAGCAGTGGATCAATCGCCCAGATGATCATTGCTGGAAACGGAGCAACTGCTGGTACAGGATCCCTAGATATATTTCAGAACGGCTCTAGTGATGCCTTCTACGTGCTCCGCGCGAATGCCGCGTCGCACTTCTATACCAACAACACGGAACGTCTCCAGATAACCAGTGGTGGTGCGATTTCAGGCTATGGAGCGACCGCCGCTGCTCTCGTGGACATGTCTCCCGATACGAGCACGTTCACTGCCACCTATACAGGATTTACGGCCGGAGTGACCTGCACGGCGACATGGTCGAGAGTAGGAAAGCTCGTCACATTGTTCTTCTGTGCGGCTACCGGGACGAGTAACGCGACATCCTTCACGATGACAGGCCTTCCAAGTGCAATACAACCTGCGGGATTGACTCAGACAGTCCCGTTGCCTATTGGCCCTCTTCAAAACGGTGGACTCGTCGACACGACGGTGAGTGCCACGGTGACCGCTGCAAGCGGAACGGTGACATTTCTGCACAATGGCAGCGCTTCTGGCTGGACTAGCTCGAGCACCAAGGGCTTCAGTTCCGGAGCCACTATTTCATATCTCCTGAACTAGATGGCGGATCCTATACAGCCAGACGCGTTACGTGAGCAGATGATAGCCGCGGCTACTCGTTCTAAAACGCCTACCGCCGCTCTGGATCCCACTTCACCATGGTTGCCTGATCTGGATACCGCTGTGATGGAAGCTATTAAGCGCTCAGGTAGCGTTGCGAATAACGAGCAGTCTGGCGTGATTTTCAAAAACTCCGATGGACACTACGCCTACTCGATTCCGCTAACGAGCGCGCGCCAGGACGACTTTGCGCTACGAGCACAGGTCGCGAAAGGACACACGCTAGCAGCGATATGGCACTCACACCCGGGCGAAGACGATCTCGCTGGGTATTTCAGCCCGCAGGACCTTAATATCGCCAACAAACTCAACCTCCCATCGTACATCCGCTTTAATAAGGAGGGCGCAGTCCGGCGGTACACACCAGGGAAGAGTGCGACGACCTCGGTCAATAAGGGAACTGGAAAGTACGATAACGTCAAAGTGTCTCGTGGTGATCCCGTAGTCGCTCTTCCAGCGCAGATGTACGGTGAGGCGGATAATGCGCGTTCCCATTGACAGTGTTACTCAGGGGTTTGCGCCAGATCCGGTAGACCTGCAGTTGCCGGATGGATTCTTCACGGACACGCGCAACTTTCGCTTTCGGGATACAGCAGTCGAGAAGTGTAAAGGGCAGGCCGCTGTCTTCGGCTCTCTATCCGTCACACCCATGTGGGCCGCAGCGATTGGCGATGGCACGACTTCATACTGGATCTATGGAAACGAGGCCATTCTCTATGCTACAGATGGAACGACTCACTCAAACGTGTCGAGCGCCAGCTATAACGCCGGTCCGGACATCGGGTATACCGGAGGCCAGTTCCACGGATACCAGATCCTGAATGATGGTGTGCTAGCTCCGCAAAGCTGGCAGCCAAGCCTATCGAACAAGGTTCAGGCGCTCACGACCTGGCCAGCTTCCACAACATGCAAGGTCATTCGTCCGTTTCGCGATCAGCTTATTGCCTTGCGGCTCACAGAAGGTAGCGTCTATAACCCGCGCATCATCCGCTGGTCAGATATTGCAGGCGTTGGTGCTCTACCGGGATCTTGGGACTATACGGACCCGACCAACTTTGCCGGCCGCACGGAACTGGGCGAGACACAGGATTATCTCGTTGACTGCCTGGCGCTTCGTAACGTCAATATCGTCTATAAGCAGTTCTCGACCTACCTGATGCAGCCGATTCAGACGAACGATTCGTTTGAGTTTCAGCAGCTCTTTTCGCAGTCGGGGCTACTCTCTGAGAACTGCGCAGCAGCCTTTGGAGCGCAGCACTTCGTAGTAAGTGCTGACGATATTGTTATCCACGACGGCTCGAACCTTCAGTCGATCGCGGATAAGCGGACCAAGCGATGGTTCTTTAGTACGCTGAACTCATCCCGTTATCAGCGCACGTTCGTCGTTCCTGACTTCTTGAATCAAACGATGTGGGTCTGTTTCTGCCAGACGGGTAATGACTTCCCAAATCTGGCTCTATGCTGGGATTGGGCGAATAACTCCTGGTTCGTTCGGGAGCTCGGCGTGAATGTGTCGCACGGGGCGACAGGAATAGTCATCGGTTCAGACCTTACATTCGATGGTCAGAGCGGCTCTTTCGATAGCCTGACGACGACCTTCGACGAATCGACGTTCACGCCTTTCAGTACGCGTCTCGTGCTATTCAATGGCGCCGCTCCCGCGGCATATCAGGCTGAGTCAGGCGAGACGTTCAACGGTACGACGATGAACTGTTACGCGACGCGTTCGAATATCGGGCTTACGCGTGACTTGAACAGTATCAAGCGCGTCAAGCGCGTGTTTCCGAAGGTCATCGGTACAGCCGGAGATACCTTTGCGGTATACGTCGGCTCGAAGTCCACTCCGGACGGAACGACAACCTTTAGCGGCCCATTCAATCTTACTGTTGGGACGAGTTATAAGATCGACTGCCGCGTGTCGGGTCGATGGATCACCCTGAAGTTTGCCTATTCTGGCACGAATACGATTCGCTTCGCCGGATTCGACGTTGAATTCGACCATGACGGCTACCGATGAGCTACGTTGCCGGTACTGTCCCGTTTGACGTCAAGGAGATCCCTCGATTCCTGCAGAACGAGCTTCGACGCATAGCCGCGGGACTTGCCGATAATGCGGATGTGGTGTTCTACCGTGCGGCGCCGACTCAGGCTATTTCGTTGTCGGTCTCTAATGGATCGTCGGCTAACTGGAAGGTTGCCGGTAACGTGCTGCTCGTCTCGACCTCGGTCACGCAGACCTTCACCGGACTCCAGCGCGGCGCTCTCGATGCGATGCGGGAAGTGGTCTTCCTGAACGTCGGGACGGGCGTCGCGGTACTCAAGAGCGAAGCCGCAGAGTCGAGCGCGAGTAACCGCCTGGCACTGGTGACGGACTATCAGCTCTCGAAGAACGCGGCCGCGATTCTCTGGCGCGATCCGTTCGCGGCGCGCTGGCGAGGGATCGCTAAGACATGATCCGCGAGATTCCTCCCTATCTCGTACCGGAGTTCTGGCCGCTGGTCGATACGATGTTCGATAAGGCGCTCGACCCTCACCCTCATCTGGATATCGATGGCCTGAAACACCTTCTACTGACTGGACGTGCGGAGCTGATTCTCGTCATCGAAGAGACCATCGTGGCGGGTATCGTCATGGAGAGCGTCAGATATCCAAGCGAAATGGTTGGGAATATCGTAGCTGCGGCCGGTGATGTTGGATCACTGGCAAAACATGGCGACCGCATAGAAAAGTACCTGGAAGAGTGGTGCCTTAAGCGTAATCTGAGTACGCTATCCATGCTCGGTCGGGCGGGGTGGAGCACGTTCTTATCGCGGCACGGGTGGCATACGCAGCCTTCCCTGGTCGCCTGGAAGGAGCTTCGCCCCCATGTTCGCAACTAAACCGCAGATCGGGCCGTATCTCGGCGCGCAGCCGCAAGTAGGGCCGCAGGCACTGGGACAGCAGATGTCTCCGATGCTCCAGCAGCTCATGCAGAATCCTGCCTTCCTGGCACGACTTCAGCAGCTTCAAGGGACTGGCTTAGGCGGTGTCCCGATTCAGCAGTCTCCTTACGGGTTAGGTCGGTTCGGCACTCAGCCGATTGTATCCGGCGCCTACTCGTTGAGGTAAGCCATGAGCGGCGGCGGCAGCGAAGTTACTAGTTCCAATCCCTGGTCACAGGCGCAGCCCTACCTGCTCGACGCCATGGGAAAGGCGCAGGGGCTCTATAACACCACAAGCCCTCAATACGCTAATCCCGCGAGTAACTTCGGCTATGGCCAAGTGACTGGAGCCCTAGGCGGCGCCATCAACGGTACTAATGGAATCGGGAGTCTCTCGAATTCCCTGAATCCAGCGGTCGGCTCCGCTATCTCGAGCGAGCTTTCCGGTACGCCGGATTACACGGCGGTTAATAAGGCACTGGATGCGGCGAACCAGCAGACCTGGAACTCGTTCAATAACACGGAGATTCCGCAGCTCAACCAGCGCGCGAGCTTTCTCGGGAATCCATCGGGCGCTATCAAGGATCTGAACTGGGCGACGTCACAGATCGGCAATAACATGAACCTAAACGCCCAACAGGCGTATTTGGGTCAGTACAACGATGCTCTCGCTCGACAGGCTTCTGCTGCGGGGCTTGGGGCGAATATTGCCCAGACTGCGGGCGCTCAGAGCCTTCAGGGCGCATCGCTTTTTCCCTCGATCGCGCAGATGCCACAGCAGAACCTTGCGGACTACGCCAGTCTCATCTCAGGTACTGGCGGTAAGTTCGGCTCCGGATCACTTAGTATGGATCCGGGCGCCGCTGGAACCGCGGCCAATATCATCGGTGGACTAACTGCTGGCACCGGACTTCTCAATCAGTTAACCGGCGCTAATCCATCGACGGGTGGCTTGATTGGGACCATTGGTAGATTCTTTAGTAATGACCCCACTACGGGTACAGCAGGAGCACAAGACGCAGCTAATATTGCATCAGGCTGGGCCGCAGGTAATACGGATGCAGGAGACCTCGCCACAGCGAGTAACCAACAGTGGTTAGATTCTCTAGGAAATGATGGCACAAGCGACAGCGGAGGTGGTGGCGGTGGTGGTGGAGCAGGTAGCGCTGTTGGGATAGCCGCTACTGTAGCTCCCAAAGCGTATAGTGCGCTAACCGCCTCTGCGCCGGCGGCCTCAGCTGCCGCGGCACCGGCGGCGGCTGAAGCTGCCCCGGCGGTAGCAGCACCAGCTGCGGAGGGCGCTTCCACAGCAGCAGCTGCCCCGTCTGGTGGACTTAGTTCAGGTGCTGGAGCTGCAGTCGCCTTACTACCATTAGCGATCACGGCCGAGCTCGCCATGCACACTCACGGCGTTCAGCTAGGGGATGCGTACTGGCAGAAGTTCAAGAACCCGACTGGATCATATGGAACGGATGGGAACTATACGCAGAACTTCCTACAGCTTGCCAACGGAATCAATCAGGGTGATATCCCTCCAGACTATCTAGTAGCTCAGTATCCAGGCCTTTACCAGGCAGCGGCCCAAATGAGGTCCTTAGGAAACACTCCGATTAGCGCCTATTGGGGTAGGGGCGGAACGGGACCCAATGTCTCACGCCTGAGAGCATGATATGAGCATTCTCGACGCCATCAATGGTGGAGCGACCGCACTCGGCAACGGGCTATTTCCGACTGATCCCAACGTAGCGCCGTACGTCGATCCGGCCTCCAGTGCGGCAGCACGTAATAATGCGCTGATTTCCTTGGGTCTCGGCATCATGCGCGCGCCCTATAGCATGACCGGACTCGGCTCAGGACTGCTCGACGCTTTCCAAGGATCGCAGCAGAACTATCAGAACGCGATGGACAATGCGTTCAAGCACACGCTCATTAAGCGCCAACTCGATCAACAGGCGCAGGATCGAGAGTTCCAGTTATCGCAGCGTGAGATTCAGGGTAAGGAAGCGGCTCTCGGGCTCAAACAGGCTGAGCGCGCCGATCGCACCCAGGCTGCCACGGTTGCGCAACGTGTTCTGAAGGGGTTGAGCACGGCGCAAGATCCAAGCTCCTACCTAGGACTCATCCAGAACGATCCCGATGTAAAGGATGCGTTCCAGACGCTCGGGATTCAGGCGCCCTACGTCGGACCATTAGCGCAGCCTGGGAATCTCGATCAGTTCCGCCAGCAGCTCACTACCGCGGCATCGGCTGCGCCTCCTCCAGCGCCTATCAAGCTATCAGCCGGCGATATGCTGCTTGATCCGAACAATCCGTCTGCGCCGCCGATAGCCTCAGCCGCTCCGAAGAGCACTGTCGAGTGGAAGGACGATGGAACACAGTTGATCCCGGTAAATAACGTGACGGGACAACGGGTTCCAGGACTCGCGCCGATACCAAAGCCCAATAGTAACTTTGGGGGTGATAATTCGGAGTTACTTGCGGCGCTAGCGTCTCATGGCGTCTCTTTGCCGGCTGGACTACGCTCCAAGCAACAGATGGCTGCAACTCTCGAAGGCCTACGCGCGAAGTTTCCAGATAAGTCTCCTGACGAGATTGCGACTCTGATAGGGAACAATCAGATCGACTTTTCTGGTAACAAAAAGGCGTCGATGGATTTCACAACTGGCAAAGCCGGTAATACCGTACGTTCTTTGAACGTTGCTGTGCAGCACCTTGGCACGCTTGACACGCTCACGGATGCATTAGGTAACGGAAATCTACCGCTACTCAACAGGGTAGCGAACACCTGGAAGAGTCAGACCGGGCAGACTGCACCGGCAACGTTCGAAGCGGCTAAGAAGATCGTCGCTGATGAGGTAGTAAAAGCAATCGTCGGTAGTGGAGGTGGAGTAGCGGATCGAGAGGAGGCAGCAAAAACGATCAATGCAGCGCAGTCACCCGCTCAGCTGAAGGCAGTCATCGCTACCTATAAGCAACTTATGGGTGGTCAGCTTGAAGGATTGCGACACCAGTATGAGCAGTCCACGGGCAAGCAGGATTTTGACCGATTCTTGATGGATGGAACGAAGACTCAGTTGGAAGGAAAAACAAACTCACTAGATGACGCAGCCCTTCTCAAGAAGTGGGGCACCTAATGCCACAGATTGATAACGCAGATGAAGCACGTTCGGTGGCTCGACTCATCCAGTCTGGCCAGATCACTGGGGCGGCTCGTGATACCGCCATGCAAGCGTTGCGCGATTTCGATACCGCACATACTACAGCAACTCAGGCCGTGCAAAACAATGGCACTGACTGGTTACGTCAGATCGGTCTCGGCGCACGAGCAGTGGGAGAAGGGGTTGTTAGCGCGTTGGCGGCCCCGCATGATATCGGCGTCGGCATGCAGAATCTAATGCGTCGAGGAGTTAATGCAGTCTTTGGCACGAATTTGCAGCCGCAGCAGACTGAAGCGGCGAAACTCTCACAAGCTCTAGACGAGTCTGGTGCATATACACCTCAAACGACTGGTGAACAATATGCCTCGGCAGGGATTCGAGGTGTCGCCGGCGCGCTGACCGGGGCCGGTGCTCTATCGGCTGCCGGGGCACTACCGGCGACAGTTCCTAATGTTATTCGTGCGGGAGTATCTGGTGCCACTGGAGCGGGAGCTGCTGAAACCGCGCGCCAGGCCGACTTGCCTTGGTGGGCGCAAGCCGCAGCCGGTTTGGCGGGTGGAACAATACCTGGAATAGTTGAAGGTGTTGCGAGCGTCGCACCCAATGTGGTGAGACCGCTCACTCGGGGCGGCCAACAACAAATCGCCGCTAATATCCTAGCGCGACAGGCGACCAACCCACAGCAAGCTGCGACAAATCTAGAGACGGCTGCCCCCGTGATCCCGAACTCCGCCCGCACTACAGGCGAGGCATCGCAAGACATCGGATTGATGGCGCTTGAGAAAGGCGTGCGGGGAAAGAATTCCGCGCCTTTCGGTCAACGTCTATCAGAGCAGAACGCTGCCCGACAAGCTGAATTGACCGCAGTGGCCGGGACGCCAGCAGACGTGGCCGCTGCGCAGGCTGCGCGAGACGCGGCTACTGCCCCAATGAGGCAAGCGGCATTTGGCAAATCTGGACAGGCACCGATCAGCGATGTACATGACACCATTGATCGGATTCTGGCTTCCCCTGTAGGCAAGCGAGAAACCGTCGCAAAGTCCTTGGAGTGGGCCAAGGGGCAGATTGGTGACACCACGGATCCCGTTGCTCTATATGAGATCCGCAAGGATCTGCAGTTGGCCCAGCGTGGGAAACTTCAGCCGAGTTCTCCGAATGCGCCGAATGCCTCGACATTATCACTCGCTCGCGGCCAATTAGGACAAGTAGTTGATTCACTCGATGATGCTATCGAGACAGCCGCTCCAGGGTTTAAGGCGTATCTACAGCGCTATGCGGATATGTCCAAGCCAATCGACCAGATGAAGATCATTCAGGAAATTCAGAAGCGCGCGCAACTCACCAGCGCGGATGTCACGACCGGTCAGAATTTCCTAGGGAATGCGAATTTCAGTCGCGCACTTGATGCGGCGATTCAAAAGAACGGCGCGAAGCTAACCCCTAATCAGATGCAGAGACTGAATGCTATTCGTACCGACCTTCAATACGGGCAGGCTATCAACAGTCCGCTCGTCAAGGCGCCGGGATCGGATACCTTTCAGAATCTCTCCATCGCCCAAGTAATCGGCTCGGGCGCGACCAGTGCTCATCCAGCACTACAGGCGCTCTCAAAGCCGCTCCAGTGGCTTTATAAGGCGGCCGGCTCGGATCAGAAGATCAACGATATCCTGACAGAGGCCATGCTTGACCCTAAACTAGGGGCGGCGATGCTTAGGCGCGCTACTCCGGGAAGCGTTCAGAAGTTTTCTGAGGTAATTCGGATATGGGCATTGAGTCATGGGGTTGGCACGGTTGCCGGAGCTGATTCCACTTCACCCCAATCCCCAATAGGCATATCCATGCCACTACCAACCCAATGAGCCAATGGACCATTAACCCTACGGTAATGGAAATGATAATACTCGCGACTGTGCAAAGGGCGAAGTACGCATGCGCCGCTTTCATACGCGATCTAGTTACAGACGGTCATCACGCTTCCGCCTCCTGGATAGCTATTACAGATTACTGTGGGTTTTCCCACTTGTATTGGCGCGGCCGGTTGAAATGGATTTGGCGGCACAGGAATAAACTGTGGCTGTGCGCTGCGCATCATACGCAATCCCGCTTCTATCTGCTCCGTGTTCGCTCGCTGCTGCTCGATGGCGACTCGCCGTCGCTCCAGCTCTACCAGTTGTTGCTCAGGTGTCATCGCATCCCAGACTTCTTGCTGTGCTCTCTGTTGCTCAGCCAGAGAGGAACAACCCATCAGGCCCAACAGAACACAAGACATAACCAAGGTACGCATAGCCGCCCTCCTTACTGGCAGTCTATCGCGTTCGATACGGTAAGAATATGACCTCCCTCGCAGCATGGGCGTGGTTTACGATCGTTCAGATAATTTGTCTTATTGCGATGGTCTTTGGATTTGTTGTCCTAATTCCATTTTGCCTTGCACAAGCCTGGGTTGTGGACGCCACCTCGATTAAGGACGGTCGTCCAATTGATCGCTGGCGGTGGAAACCGCTCAATTCGATATATGGTGATCGAGAAGACGGCGTTAGTGGACAGACCGCACTGATATGGGTGAACGGATCACTGTCACATTACCGACTTGATACATGGGCGCCATGGCGAGCGTATCTCTGGAGCGCCTGGCGAAATAGCGCGGATGGCCTCAAGTACGTCTTCAAGTGGAAGAGAGGACCGCTGGTTGAGTTTGAGTTATTTGGCCGGCAGCACAAGCTAGGATGGCAATTCGAAAACGGGGTTAAGGTCCCGGTGATTTCTTAGAGATGACTAGCGAAGTGAACATACCGGATCCGGCTGTGTATGCAGGAATAGGTTCTTTTGGCGCTATTGTCGCGTGGTTTGTCAGACTGGAGCGACGCTTGAACGCACGTCTCACACGCACTGAGCATCGGGAGATCTGTGAAGACCGCAATGCAGAGCTAACCGACCAGTTAGGCAAGATCATCGCTATGCAGGAGAAACAACAGGTACTACTCGAGAAGCAGACGGAAAATACCCTCATGCATCGCCAGTGGATGGGCGACTCAATCGCTCACATTCGTACGCAGATTGCCGTGATCCGTGATCGGATGGGTGATGATCCCTTGAAGGACGACACAGGGAACTTTAAGCGGGGTAGCCGGTGAGCGCTCTACAAGAAGAATTCGCGCAATCTATCGCGAAACTGATTCAGAAGGCTTTCGAGATGGGATACACCGTCACACTTGGGGAGGCGTGGCGCACGCCGGAGCAATCACAGTGGAACGCTGATCACCATGTCGGTATCGAGCATAGTCTCCATATGGAGCGACTCGCGATCGACCTAAACTTCTTTCAGAACGGAGCTCTGGTGACCGATGGTTCGAAGCTCAAGGACATCGGCGAATGGTGGAAAACCCTTGGTGGCCGATACCGCTGGGGCGGTGACTTCACGCATCTACCAGATGGGAACCACTTCAGTATCAGTCCAGACGGGGTGCGAGCATGAATCTTAGTGACATAGGCTCTAAAGCCCTCCAGGTCCTTAAGACCGTGGCTCCCATGCTCGCTACTGCGGTCGGTGGGCCGTTCGGGCCCCTGGCAGGTGCGGCGATATCCGCAGCACTCGGAACCGCTCCAGGCGATTCCAAGGGGGCCGAGGCGGCGCTCCTGAATGCCACGCCTGACCAGCTTCTAGCTCTTCAAAAAGCCAACCAGGACTTCCAGGTGCAAATGAAGCAGCTTGGCATCTCAGAGGAAAAGCTGACCTTTGACGACCTCGCAAACGCACGAGCGATGCAGGTCTCAACGAAAGATCCCACGGTGCGCCAGCTATCCTGGCTGAACGTCGGCGGATTCCTGCTACTGACCGCATTTCTGATCGTGGCTTCAATCGTATGGCCGGATCAAGTCGCGAAGGTTCCCGCTACTGCATGGGCCACTCTCGGGACCGTGTTCGGATACCTAGCAAAGAGCGCATCACAGACGGAGGCGTTCTGGTTTGGATCGAGCTCCGGTAGCCAGGCAAAGGACGCTACTCTCGCCGAGCTCGCCAAGAGCTAGCCGCGATTTGTCACTGGAACACCCAGCTGATCAGACGCGCCGGGACGTCTTCCGCTTCACATTTCGAGGAGACGAGGCGGTATCACCTCGAGCTCGCGGAGCTTTGCGAGCAGTGGGCGACAGTAACTGATTCAGTAGTTTCGCGTGAATGCGCTCAGCCTGCCTCAGCTTTACCTCAGCCTGTTTCAGTTTCCCAGCGTCGTAAAGCCGCTTCGCTTCCGCGGTCAGTTCGCGGCGTTTCTCAACGAGACGCTGGCGAGCCATCCACTGGCGGTTCTCCCGGAAGAATTCCGCAAAATAGCGCTTGATTCGGGCTTCGTCGGAGTTCATGACTTCTCCTAATGTCGGTACCCGTGATCACTGTCGCAGCGGATCTTTGTGCCAGGCGGCATTGCCTTCTTAGGATTGCACTCGCAGGGGTCACCCGGACCAGCGCAGTTATCGTGCGGGAACGGCTGGTCCGGATGTTGCTCGCAGAGCCAGCCTTCGCCGTGGCACTTGGTGCAATCCGGATTCATGTTGAGTTAGCCGGTGAGCTTTGCAGGATCGAATCCGCGAGCAATCTTCTTTTCGTATCCGCATCGCGTGCAATACTGCACTTCCCAGCATCGTATCGGTTCCGGCTTCGTACAGTCTCGCGGCTCGAATGGGTCGAACACCGATTGAAAACGCACGGGAAGTCGTGTCACGCGCCCGTCGTACCGGTGACCGCCATTGAACTGGCACTCGTCGGGAGACATCATGTTGGTTGATCCGGTTGTTTCCATACGCACCATTCACCATTAACCTTCCCCTGACGATACCTAAGCGGCTTTATCAAGGTTAGCCACCATAGATGAGCGCTCTCTATGAAAGTCTCTGGAATTAGACCGTCCAAGCGACCAGATCGTGGAAAGACACAAAACGTAGTTCTCATAGTTGGTCGGGTAATTCACCGCGGAAGGTTTCTAGGATCTGAGTCTTTGCGACATTCGAATCTTGGAGGTTTAGTAGAGCTAGTGCAGCATCGACGAGAGTCAATACCTGCCCAGACCCAAGCCTCATTCCGCCGTTGAAATCATTATGCGAAATAGCCTTACGCTTTAATTTCCGTAGCGCATCTATCGTAGATCGGAGTTCGCTCATGCTCATGCGGCTGTTGCTAACCCGAGTTGAAGCATGCTCTCTATAATATCATCCCGAAGCAACCACAACTCCGAACCGTGGTAAGACGTGGGAACCATCTCGCCGGTGCCGGAGTCACGAGTGAAATAGAGGCAGCCAATATTTCGGCCCTTCCGATACACAGAAGCGATATCACTAGCGTTATAGCGGATAGTCATTCCATGAACGTTCCGGGCGACAGTGTCCGCAATAGCGAGTGACTTCATAATTAATTACCTGTTTGGTTGTCAGTGGCGTCGGGTGTTGTCAGTTGCTGCATAAACGATGCTCGCTGCACACCCGGATGCTCTTTGTCTACCAGGGGCAGTAGCGCCGCAAGGGCAATACAGCCATCACACCATCGGTCTGCGGTATATGGCGCTTCTGGATACCATATTGGTTGATTCCAGCAAGATCCGGGGCCACTGGTAAGACGTTCGCAGGACCGCGCAGCAATCAGTTGCAAAGCTGCGCGCATCCGTTGCTTCTCAGGATCACTCATGCGTGTCTTCTTGGTTGACCGGTGGGTGATTGAGCACGCAGGTCACAGCAAGCTCTACCACGCCAGGTATTGGAAGATCACCAGCGATATATCGCCGCATCGTGCGCTCATCTATCCGAATC